ATTTCATTCATTCGCTAGGCTCTCCTTTGTTTAAGTTTTTTACTGTTGATAGATTTAATTGTGCGTAATGTTCATCTCCTCCATCGTAAGAGTTCATATTTTCAAGACTTCTTATTTCATTTGGAGATAAAACACCCATGTCAAACATAGTTTTGTAATAGTTTGTTCGAGTAGATACATCAGCTTTATATATATCGTTGTAATCTATTTTTATAAATGCGTCTTTGTAGGCTTTATCATTTAATAAATTTACATAAAGAGTTTCTTCTATTATGTTTGTAAGAGGTTGGATTGCAAAGTTGTAGAAGTCTTTTGATTTTTGCTCTAAGTTTCCATAAGCTGTATTTGTTGCATCATTTATCATAGATGTGTTTACGCCAAAGAAATTTGCTACTTGTTCCCTATTGAATTTTCGTGAAGCTAACCATTCAGCGTCACTATTTTTTAAGGCTAATGGTTTAAAACTTAATCCGCCCTCTAATAAAAGTGGAGTTCCGGAGTTCTCTAGCCCCGTATATTTATCAACAATATCCTCTTTGAGTCTTTTGTAACTTTCCTCACCAAGAGTTTGTTCTGTTTCAAAAGCACCGCTTGGAGTAGTTGAGTTTTTAAAGATTTTGTTTCCATGAGCAGATGAATTATCTGCAAATTCTAATTCTTGTCTAGCGTATTCTATTCGAGATAAACCTTTCAGCCCTTGATAGTCTGGAATATCGTATATATGTAATACTTTTTTATTAGATATTGTTTGACCATCGTATGTATAAACTTTTTTATTGTCCGTATCATATGCAACGCTCATTTTGTCAGCTATAAGAGGATACAAGCCAACTATTTGGCCTAAACCATTTCTAACTATTTGCGTATAGTGGTTTCCTCTTAAATCTATATCTTGACTAATCATTTTTTTATATAAAGAGGCAGGTAATTTTGTGTTTGGATTTCTTCTTAAAATATTATATAAGGCTGTATCTCTATATTTTTCTTTACCTAATTTAGAATATTTGTATAATCTTATAGGCATTACCGAAAGAGTATTAGCTTTTAAGTTTACGCACGCAAAAACTGTAGATATTTTTTGTGCATTTGAAGCAGTTATTTTATTGCTATCTCTAAAAAATGAACGGATTTGCTCATTATCATCAGAAGAAAAATCTGCTTTAGAATCTGATACGAATATATTTTTGAATGTTTGTACAATTCCCATGCTGAAAGATTAGCACGGAAATTAAGGAAGGGTTGATTTTGTTTAATATCTTAAACAATAGAGCAATTATTAGTCTTTAAATAGTAATTCGTTTACATTTAATTCATTCTTGCAGCAAAAATCTAGTACTTTTTCATGTGGAATTTCATCTTTCATAATCTTAATTCTTAATGTTGAGTAAGGAATTTTTAAAGTATCTGCAACATGATAATCATATACATTACCTTTCACGTCTTTACTTATAATATCCTTGATTCTCTCCATAACCTCTCGAGCATCTACGTATGAACTCATTAAAAACTCCTAATGTTTGGTATTGCTTTTTCTTCTTCTGGCTGGCTAATCATTTTTATAGCAAGTGCCATTGAAAGACTTGCAACACCATCAATTTTTTCAGTACATTTATCTTTTGCTATTTTGATCTTGTCGTCTAAATTTTTTTGAATCACTACATTTGAAACCATCCATTTTAAGACTGGATTGTTACCATGGTTTAGTTTTTTACCAAGAGTTAGAGTTTCTATTTCTCTTAGTCCATTTCCAAGCCCATAACCTTGTGGAATTGCTATCATTTGCGATATTCCCTCATTATCAAGGTTTGTAACTAATTGAGATGAGTTCCATTTATCGTATGCAATTTCTTTTACATTAAACTTCTCACAATCTTTTTTTATTTGTGCTTCTATATAGTCGTAGTCAATAACGTTTCCGGGAGTTGTAATTATATATCCATCTCTTGCCCAAGTTTCATATGGTACTTTATCGTTTCGGCTTCGCTCTCTCATATTATCTTCTGGGATAAAAAATCTACATATTACGTCTGTATGTGTTCCTCTATCGAAAATTAGTACAAAGGCGGCAATGTCTGTAGTAGATGCGAGGTCAAGTCCTGCGTAACATTCTTCATGTTGTAGGTCGTCTTCGTTTATGTCATATTTGTAAGAGGCATTCCAGTCTTCTTGTTTGATCCATGTAACTGCGGAGTTTGTCCATACATTTAAATGCTTTGTTAAAAAGCTTACATATTCTTCTCCACTATGTTGAGCTTTTAAATATTTATCTCGCAGATAGTCCATCTTTACACCATAGCCAAGGGCAGGATTGCATCTTATCCATGTCTGCTCGTCCTCCCAGTCTTCACCTTCTTTCATTCCAAAGTACATTAAATACATATTGTCGTTCTTTATCGTTCCTTCTTTTACTTGAACTGCATAATCTAGTAATCTTTTAAAGAAACCTTGCTGATTATATCCAGCAGTTGAAAGTAAAATAGTAAGCGGTTGTTCACGGTGTGCCATTGACTCAGTCATAACATCATAAAGGCTTGAATCAGGATAACTATGCGGTTCATCACACGACAAAAGCGAACTTTTATATCCATCTTTTGAAGAAAAATTTGAACTTAATACCTTGAAAATATCTCTAAAATCAGAATTATTTTTCTCAATTGTCTTTGTTGATTTCCAAATATCTACTTTATTTAAAAGGGTTGGTGCTTGTTTTATCATTGCAACCATAGCCATATATAGAATTGTTGCTTGTTGAGTTTCAGATGCAATAATATAATTTTCTTTTTGTTTCTCTTTGTCTCCAAATAGCATCCAAACATTTAGGGCAGCAATTAGTTCAGTTTTTCCAGATTTCCTTGGTAAAAAAAGGATTGAAGTTGTGTGTTTTCTATATCCATTTTTTTTTCTAAGTACTGCCAAAGTTTCAATAGTGAATTCAACTTGGAAAGGTAGTAATTGAAAGTTCACTCCACCTAAAGCACCACCCGTATGTTTTAATAGTGAGATAAAGTTTATTATCCTTGTTGCTAATTCTTCATCTAAATAAAAATCAGTACCTTTATATTTATCTGCTATTGTTTTTATAATAGGCTTTGCCCTATCTCTTATTTCTTGTACTGTTAAAACTTTTACTTCATCCAATTAATGCCTCCATTTCATCAATTTCAACTTCCTCTTTAATATCAAATTTTTGTCTAGCTAAAGGATTCAATCCTAGTGAGTTAGAATATCCAACCATCATCTTTTGATGATCCATCATCACTCTATGATAAGGGTGTACTGTTGCACTTCCACTCTCTGCAAAAGTCACGCTATCAACCTCCATACTCTTAACAAAATAATGGTTATATGCTTGTGTTGCAAGTGCATAGCATAAAAGTATCTGCTTGTCGCAATCTTCGTATAAACCTAAATCTATAAGCTGTCTTGTTGCAGTAGATAATACCTCCATGCCAATATCATTAAGCGAAGAGTTTGCAGATAGTGTTTCTATCTCTTCTTGTGCCTTTGGTGGTAGTTGCACTTTTTCACGTGGCTTCACTTCCATACCAATCTTCTCTTTGTTTTTTTCTATCTCTGCTATTAGTCTTCCAACTTCCACTTCATCGTAAAAAGTTTCTCTTCCTTGTTTATGTCTTTCAAGCTTCCCGTCCTTCACGTAACGGGATAATGTCATCTTTGAGCAGCCTAATATTCTAAGTGTTTCTTTTTGGTTGTGCATACTGTTACCTTTACTGTTACCTTTTTAATTATTTGAAAATTGATGTGCAAAAAATTAAGACTAGGGGTTCGGTAATTTGAAGTTGAATTTTCCATGGAATTTGATATCCCCCTTGTACCTCTCTAGTGCTATTTTTCATTTCTTTTTCTCTTCTCTTCCGCTGTTTTCGTGGAGTGACAAGACTGGCATAACAATTCAAGATTATTAATATCAAAAGCAGCTCCACCATCTTTCAGTTCAACCACATGATCTACTGCATGGTCTTTTGGCTTTATTCCTACCACTTTTCCACACTTAACGCATTGAAATCCATCTCTTATTAAAACTTTTTCTCTTAA